GCATACGGTCGTTGTTGATGTCGTACTGACGAACAACGCGCAGGCTGATACCGTTATGAACAGCGCGCGCAGCCATGTCAACACCTTGCGGCAGCAAGAGGTCAGCAGTAGCAAACGTGATCGCGTCCTTGTGGTAAACCAGATTCTGAGCAAACTGCGTAGAAGCAGCGCCCAAGAAGGTCACGGCAGCGTTATCAGCAGGGAAGCTGTTAACAGTAGCCAGAGCGCTGTCGCTAGTGTAGATTGGCGGGCTGATTGCAACGCTCGTCCAAGCACCAGAAGATGCAGTAGCGGTAGCGGTGCAAACAAACTGCTGCAACGAACCAGTAGACTCACGGGTCTGTGGATTGACCGAAAACACGTTGGCAATGGTGAAAATGTCGCCAACAGCAATCGTTGCCGAGCCAGTACCACCGTCAAGGTTAATCGTTGCTTGGCCCTGTGTGCTGACAGCACCATTAACCAAAATCGTGTCAGTCGTAGAGCGTGAGCCAGTAGTGTGCTGCTTGATCGACTGCGACATATTGACTTCATCGAAGCCAAGCACGCCGGTGCCCATCATGCCGTTACGGAACTGCTTTGACACAGTATCGGTTGGGTTGAACAAACCCTTCATACCTTCAACCAAAGCTGCGTTTGCCGCAGGGTTGACGGTGGCGTAGCGGGGTGACATAACCGCTGCGTTCTCGTTGAGCTTCTGCTGCGCTTGCAGCAGAACCAGCGAGGTGCCTGGGGTTGTGCCTGGAGTGCCAACAGCCGAATAGATCGACTTGTAGGCGTTCGCAACGTCAGCGTCAATCGACGATGCCAATTGGCTGACACGAGGCTTCAGCACGCGGTCTGCAAAGTCGTCCAACTGCATCGTCAGTTCAGCGGAAGTGAAGTTCACGCCGATGTGCTTTTGGTTGGCAACAGAGAGGGTGGTGAACTGCTCGTTGTCGTCCTGCACTTGCAGGGCGGCACCGTCCGTCACCAGAGCGCGGTCTGGCAGGCGGATACGCAGGGTTGAACCGATCTTCGCGCCTTCAACGGCAAACGAGTCGTCGTACTGGCGGTTGACGTTGCGAGTCAGCACCAAATTGTTTTCGAGAATCTCAAGCGTTTTGCGCGTGATCATGTCGATGGTAAGAAGCGAATTAGCCACAATAATTTCCTTATGAAGTTAGTAACGGTTGCGCTCAAGTTTCTTCACCTGCCTAGCCCTGTCAGCCGCAATCCATTCGCTTGTGCTCATAGTCTTGACTGATCGAGGGTCGGTAGTGTCGTAACTAGGCGCACCAGAAGAACGTGCGGTAACCGGCGCAATCGGGGTTGGTGCGCTGGTCGTTTTTTTGACAACGGGGTTATCAGCCAATTTGGCTTCAAGTTTCCCGATTTCTTTGGCCTGCAAAATAGGCTGCAATTTGGAAATACGATCCGCTTCTTTGGGGTTTGCCCCCAAGAAATAAGCCACATCAGGGCCAATTTCAGATGCTTGGATCGTTTGGGCCATCACTTCAGTAATCCGAAGATTTGGGTTGTACGCAACTTGCTCGAAGTCCTCGTACTTGTCCCGTGCTTCTTCTTCCCTGTCGCGGTAGCTGTCAAGAGTTTCTAATTGCTGTCTTTGCGCCTCACGTTCCAGAAGAATCTGCTCGGCCCGTTGATGGGCCAACGCCTCGGCGTAAGCCTCTGGCGTGTCAGCGTTTTCCGGTGCGGGAGTCGGTGCCAGCTTTGCAGCAAACTCGCGTTCCATCTTGCGGCGCTCTCTTGCGAGGCGCTTGCCGAATTCAGCGTTCAGTTCTTCCTGCGTGAACAGTTTTTCTGAGGGCGCTTCTTCAGCTACTTCCGGCGTTTGGTCTTCTGGCTCAGGCGCTGCCGTAGCCACCTGTTCCGGCGCGGGTACTTCCGCTACTACTTCAACTTCTTCTGACATTGGGTGAATCCTAAGATTCCCTGGTGAACCTCACCAGTACGGTTAAATGTTAATTGATGCCACTTTGTCTTGAAACGCTTTGATGCGTGCTTCCAGCGCGGCGCGGTCTTCGTCCAGTTTTGCTGATGCCGCAAACAATTTAGCGTCTTTGGCGTCCAACGCATCAATTTGCTTTTGGATTTGCGTTTCGCGCAAGGTCAAGTCTTTGTCCCGCGCGTCAGACTTGGCAAGAAATTCATCCTCCCGAGCGTCCAGTTGTTTTTCGCGGGTGTCTTGCGCGGACTTTTTTGCCTTGGCCGCAGCGTTTTGTTCTTTAGCGTCAGCCAAGATCGCCGCCGCTTCAGTTTGTGCTGCTTCCAGCGCAGCAGCAGCAGCGGCCTTTAGCTTTACCGTATCTTCAGCCGCTGACAACGCGCCCTGACGAACAGCAAGTTCGTCACGCAGCACAGCCATTGCAGCCAAATCCTTAGGCATCTGCTTGGTGAAATACGTCAAGTAGTCCACGCTTGATGAGTCGTTGATGATGTTCATGCGTAGTACACCACGTTAATTTTTGCGCTGGCGGCTTGCTCAATAAACCGGATTTTTGTCAAATCGCCGTCGTACTGCAACGTCACACCTGATGCCAAAGGCATACCAACTGAGGCAGTAGGCGCAACCTCATCGTCACGCCAGCGAACTGCCTGCGTTTCGGGTGTAATGATGGCGATGCTTGGTTTGCAAGCCAGACCATTGACATCAAAACTTGGCACAGTCAGCGCGGTAGACGCGCTCAAAGCGGTGATTTGTTGGTATCCTAAGCGAGTCGTTATCGCCTTCAAAGTCATTGACATATAAAACCTCCGTTTATACCACAAGCTGAATCTTGTTTAGCGTTTCCTGAGTTTCTTCGATTTCGCCGTCCAACCTTAGCACCGCCGCTGCATCTCCAGCCGCAATAGCGGTGGACTTGGCGCTGTTCAGCCATGATATCCTGTTGGACAGCAAAATAATGAGTTCGGGTAACGTCATACAAGCACCACACATTCTTGTGCGACTGTAGATAGATGCGACTGCAAAAACACCACGTCGTATGTGTCTGTGCCGTCGATGGCTACATAACAAGCCACCCGATTTCCCAAAGCCGCAGTACCTGATTGCAAAAAGTCTGTTGGAGTAAACGCAGACAGCACGCGATTTTCAACGTCAAACCTGTACATTTGGCTGATCTGAGAAGCCACATACAAGTTCATGTAGAACATCCGGCCTTCGTTGTCGAAGGGGCTGTAACACCCACCCGACCCCGTGGCGGGGAAAGCGCCGGGTGAGCCGTCATAAGTGATCGCTGCTGTCCACGCGCCTGTTGTGCCGCCTGCAATATCTAGCACATCCAGCGTGGCCGCGCCGCCTCGGAAGAAGTAGCAAAAGCTCTGACGACCATAACGGTTTTGGTCTGGCTCAATTCCAAAAGAAGGTGCCCACATCCCGCCTGCCGCATTTGCAACAGTAGCCGCACCAAAATACGTTGTGCTCCATGCGTTAGCAGCAATACTGTTGGTGGCGTTGTTGATGGTCGCGTCGGTGTAGTTGTAGGTGTACACCGTGGTGGTTGCCGTGCTACGCAGCAGCATAAGATTTGGCAGTTCAATGACGTATTTAGCGTTTGAGGATGGTGTCACAGTCCAGTTGGTGCCCAGCGTGTAGACAGGGCTCGGGCCTAATGTATGCGAGGCAATGATGCGGCGCTGGCCTACTGCCGCGACGTTGGTTGTGTCTTCAACGATCCGAATCTGGAAATTGCGGTACTCGTTTGCAAGTACCACCGCATCGCCTAGCAATGCCTGCCCTGTCAACGTACCCGCTGCCGTGGCCGTGGCTGTTAGGGCATAACGAGCCACCACGCCTGTGTCGTAGTTAAACGCACCCTTGATCATCCCGTCGCCAGGAGAGTTGTTGTACGGCACATACTGCTCATCCAGCACCATCAGGCTTGAGTCTGTACCGATGGTTGCGGGGAGGTTGGTGTTGGTGAGTGACGCTAAGGTGTTGGTCGCCACTTCAAACGAGCGGAAAATGGTCGCTGCCAAGGTGCCTGCCGACAGCATCATCACGCGACCTGCCACGATCTCGTAGCGTGACCCAGTAGTGGGGGTGAAACCAAAAGAGGACAGCACCGTGATGATGGGTGTCGTACTGGCCGTGTTGCCTGTGATGTACCGCTCTACCGTTTTACCCGACCCGCCTGCTGCGTTGTCAATAATCCGCAGCTTGTACCCGTACTCGCCAGAGCCGCCTCGGTTGGCAAGCATATTCACGCCCACAGCGGTAGGCAGGGCCGTGGTCAACGTCACAGAAGTGGTGGTGGAGCCCGCAGCAATAGTGCCCACCAGACCAAATGACGGAACAAATGCACAAGCAGCCCCAGCACCAAACGTACCACCAAGACCAGGGTTCACTGCAAACGCAGACCCCTTGGTGATGATGTTGTAGCGATTCAAAACAGCCGCTGACACCAACTGATAGACAAACGGATTGTGTGAAATGTCATTTCGCAGATCACTACACACTGCCACCGCTGCGGCATGGGCGTTAGGCATAGGCGGCACTTGCCGCCATACCAGCGTGTCAATGACCTTTTTGAACGTGTTTGCCATTTAGGTAATCCTTGCGCGAACGCATTGTGCCCATGCTACGCGGTTTTGATCCAATATCTGCATTCGAGCGTTATAACCGTCAATGTTACTCAGCGTTGTGACAGTGCCCACCGTGGTGACCGTGGTGACCGTGGTAACAGTACCAGACTCAACAACTACTGTGCTGCGCTGACGCTGCAAACTCTTGTCGTAACCCATCGGGCTGTTCAAGTAGTTCAACATTCGAGTCAGCAACAAGATCATGTCTTGCTGCGGCTCTGAGCCAGCATCTTGAATCGTGCCAGACGGCGTGTAGACAGCGTTTGTGTTTAGGTTGAAGTAGGTGACTGCTGTACCATCGTCGCGCCCCACAAACAACGCGCCAGTATCGTCTGTCAGCAGAACGTCAGCCAGCAGTGACCCGCCACCGCCACCAGAAGTCGGCAGCGGGTCGACGCTGCTAACCGCAACAGGGTTTCCGCTGCCGTCAGTGTACTGAATTGGTGCTATTGCGCCGCTTATTTGCATTTTTTAGGTCAAGAATTTGAGCTTGTAGAGCGTGCTGAGATACAAAGCAACTATCTCATCAATGATGTTCTGAATCGCGGTGTCTGACTTGTCGCAGACCTCGTACCGCATTTTTTCTATCTCATCAAGCTGGCCTTGCAAGAACTCAATGATGTTGGCGGCTTTTTTGTTTGGCGGCACCACTATCTGCCCAATCAAGCCGTGTCTGCCCTGCACTGCTTCCGCCAGATTGTCCGCCAACTCAATAATGCTTTCGTAAAAATTTTGCAGCGCCGTGTGCTTGGCAAACGAACGAGTGCTAAGGTGGGTCGAATGAGCTACATTGCGTGCCAAAAACAACGCGCCAATAAAGTCAGCCATTGTAGGACTAGTCATGATTTGCAAACGCTCCGTGGTACTTGTTACGAGCTTCCATTGCAACTAACTCCGCCAACTCAAGGTCGTCATACCGCCCAAAGTAGTAATTTTTGTTGTTAAGTTTTAGTTCTACAGTCCACTTTTTTGCTTTGAAATAAATGTTTTTGAAACCACTAGTATTGTTGCGTGAGCGCCGTTTGTTACATTGATTTTCGCTTGCGGTAGCCGCGCGTAAATTTTCAACGCGGTCGTTGTCCCGTACTCCATCAACATGATCTACTTCGTCGGGGAACCACCCATAATGCATAAAAAAGATCAGCCGAGACCGCAAATAACGCTTTTTGTTTGCACGCACATAAAACCGCCCTAAATGAGAGTTAAAAGTGCCTGCTTTTGCGCCCGCAGGCGCTCTAGCATTAGCCGTCACTTTCCAGTACAAAGCGCCGTCACGGTACTCAAACAACCTATGCGCTTCATCATAAGTCATTGCTGGAACCCTTCCATCGGCATTTCTTGCTCCATAGGCATCTGCATTTCTTCCATCGGCATTTCCTGCCCAGGCATCTCAGAAATCAGATCGCCTGACGTAATCATGCCTGCAATGGTGCCTTGCACAATATCTTGAATCTGCTCAAAGGTCATGCCAGCTTGCACGGCAGAGATGCGCTTGGTCTCGGCCTCAAACGCCTTAATCTTGGCTTCGTAATCCTTGCGCTCTTGGTCTTGCACCTCGATGGACTTGCCGACGTTTTGCAGCATCTGGTGCATCTGCTCCATCTCCTGCCCCATCGCCTCCATCTGCTGCTGGGCAGCGGCAAGCGCAGGATTGTCTTCACCGTCACCCATCAGCTTAGGATCAATGGTCTTGGCAAAGCGTTTTGCCATCTCTTGCGCCCCAGGCCAATCCATGTTCTTCACGAACAGATCGCCAGCCACAGCCCACAGGTCTGGATTGGCTTGCAGCATCTGGCCCATAGCCTCGAGCGACTCTTGGCGCTTGGTTGCGTAGCCGGGGCCGGTGACAGCCACCACATCGTATTTGCCGACGCTCAGGTTGTAGATTTTCTCAATCACAATGCCTGATTGGTCAACAATCTTGTTGACGGGTTGCTGTTGATCAGGATTCACCCTCACCATCTTGGTGTCACCATCCTCACCAATGATCCGAGCTACGCGCTGCGTGTCGTAAATTTTGGGGATCAAGTCCACCAGTTGCCGAGCGACGTTTCGCACGCTGCGGGCCAAGTTGTCGCCGTAGTGATACGTCCCAACGTCACCCTCGCGCTGGCGGGCAAGAATAGCCTTGCCAGAACGCTCGTTTGACCCCATGCCCAACGATGCGTTGTACTGCCCGGTGGTCGATTTGATGTCTTCAGAAGCGCCTGCCTTGGCCTGCAACAGCCCAGATGACGCCATAGGCGGCTGGGCACGCTGCGGAAGCGGCAAAGCAGCCCCCTGACCGTCGGTTACGTCAGGGTTGACCTCCAAATACGGCCAGTTTTGCGTGTTAGCGGTCTTCCATTGAGTTTCGTACCCCTCAAACTGCCCGCCATACCCGATAAACGGTGCTTTTGGGGCCAAAGCAAGCATTTCTGCCTCTTGGCTGACCCAATAGTTGTACATTCTCTGAGCGTCCTTGGCATTTCGCACCAATCCGCTTACATACAGACGTCCATCGACCTCGTATTCGTTGCCAACAACGCGAATGACCGGAATACACTTCCCGGCCCAGTCGTTTTGCTCCAAGACCTCGTAGCCGTTGATCTTGCAATACTTGACTTTTGGCCTGTCTGACTCGCGTGAGCGGATCGGCTTGCCGAAAAACGCCTTCAACTGCTTGTCTTCCGGCGTACCGGCAAACGCCGTCTGGTTGCCTGGGTACAGATTCAGCGTAGCGCGGTCATAGTCGATGTAGTAGTAGTCAGCGACTCGGATCGTGTCCTCGTTCAGCCAGTTGCTGATGGACTGATCGCCAACGCCCAACGATTGCAGCGTCGTCACAGGCGCTGCGTTGGGGTACATCCGCTCGTATTCTTCGCGGGTCAAGTCTTGCGTGACAAAGCAATACTTGGCATCCGCGCCGGTCGGGTCTTGGATCATCGGATCCATGTACACCGAGAAGCTGTTCCGCACGCGCCCGATCTTGATGTCCTGCTCAAACGTGTTGTCGTCGCAGTATTCAGTCAGCAGCCGGATGTAGCCCTCACCATAAGCCACCTGGTTCTCGCACGCCGTGTCGTAGGCTACGTCAGCGTCGCTGATGTACTCAATATGCCGGATCATGCCGTTGAAGATTTCGGCCACCTCGATGTCGGCGTTGTCGTCCACCGGAATGACCTTCGCCGCAGGCCTGTTCTGGCGCTGGTCGTTGGTGACTTGCTTGACGTGCTGCGGCAGCTTGTTGATCGTCAGGCACGGGCGTGCGTTGATCGTCTGCCCCTGCACCGCACCACGGGTCGCCAGCACATCAGCAGGCCATTGCCAATGATTGTCAGGACTGCCTGCGTAGAACTTTAGGTCGTCAATCTCATCCTCGCGGGACTCAGACAGCGCCGACATAGCCATGTCCAACCGACTGCGAGCCGTAGCCAACAAGTCTTCGTTCCCGCTGGCTACAGCCTTCGCTGCCGTGATCCCGTTATCAATCATTTTTTCTTGGCCGTCTTGGCCGAGTCTTTGAAGTCCTTAGCACTAGGCGCTGCCTTGCTGCCGGGCTTGTTCATCTTCTCGCCAGAGCCAGCCTTGATGCGCTCTTGCTTGGCGTTGATGTTGGCGTAGAGTCCAGGCTTCTTATGCATGATTAGCACTTCCATCGTTTGAGCGCCGCCTTGGCGCGTTCGCCGTCTTTGGCATTAGCCGCAACGGCACCCATACGGGCACAAAATGACGCCTTGCGCCCTTTGTCTGCCTCGGTCTTAGGATTAGGCGCTGGCGCTTTCAAATTACTGCCGGTGGCTGCGTTGTACTTCTCGCGCCCTTTTTCCGTCAGCCCCGCACCCTTGCTCACAGGCAACTTCTCGCCACGCCCTACAGACAGAGAAACATTTTTCTTCATGTTAACTACCCATCCAAGATGTACTTACGCTGCTGCCCTGCGCGTTAACCCGCCGCGCTGGTTCTTTGTACTCACGGTGCGCGACAGGAAATGCAAACGTCACGGCCAGCGCATCCGCTGCGTCGGGCGAGGCAAGACCTCGAGATTTCATCTCTTTCTTGCTTTCCAGAAAGATTGTACCCCGCGAGTCCGGTTTCATCATAGGCGAAATCAGATCGGTTTTCAAGAAACGATCTTTCGGGATACTCGCCGTCCTCAGCCATTCCTTCATCTTGCCCCACATCTCGGCGCGTTTGTTGCCGTACATGATGGGATTGATTGACTTATTGCCAAAGTTCACGCCCTTGATCTTAAAGCGTTGTTCCTTCAGCCTGTCTACAATACCCGCGCCCAGACCGCCCTCATCAATCACCACCATGTCGGGTTTCCATTCCTCAATAGCCTCAATAATGTACCCCACCACGGTCATGGTGTCGTCGCCCCGGTGTCGGTCAATACGCACAATGTCGCGGCCTTGCCTCACCACAATCACCGTGGCATCAGCCCCAAACCGGGCAGGATCAACCCCAATAATGGTTGGTGCCGTCTGATCCTTGTACTTCTCCCGCGCCATTGCCTCGTCCACAATGTCTGCCGGAATGAACTGATCATCACCCTCAGACGGAAACTGCCCGTACACCTCAACGTGCGCCTGACTGCTATCTGGGCCGTACTCGTCAATGATGTTCTGGTACACCGCCTTGTCGGTGCCCTCCACCGTCCTGGCATCCACCACCTTGTTAGTCCAGAAATCCCGCTTGCTGTTGAAGCACTCGTAAAAGTACCCCGTGTTTCGCCGCGGGTTGGAAAACGCCAACCACAAACGATTCGGCGTGTTCTCCGTAAAGAATCCAGCCGTCACCGCCCAGATCGAGTCGTCAATACCCGACGCCTCATCAAAGATCACCAGCACACCATCAAAATTGTGTACACCAGCATACGCATCTGGGTTTTCCGCCGACCACAACCGACCCTCCACTCCCCAGTAGCGCGTGCCCTTACGCAAGTCCTTCTCCACCAACTGCGTCAACCACGTTGCCGGAGCCAGCTTGGTAGCACTTACCTCAAACCAATGGCTGTTGATGCTCATCGCCAGCCACTTTGTAATCTCGGCCCAGGTGACTGCTCGCAGCTGCGACTCGCTGTTGGCTGAGATGATGGTTGTGCTGCCTATGCGGGTGGACAGCATCCAGATGGTGAGCCAACTGACTAAGGCAGATTTGCCAATCCCTCGCCCCGAGCTGACCGCATGGCGCAGGGTCTCGAAATCCACCAGCCCCTGCTGCCGCTTAACGTGCGCTGCAATGTCCCGCAGCACCTCGCGCTGCCACTTGCGCGGCCCCTTGAAGTTTGCCAAGGGCGTGTTCTCTTGGCCCCAGGGAAACGCAAACAACACAAACGCCTCAGGGTCATCAGCAATGGCTG